GGGCGAGGAAGGCCCGATATTTTCCCGGATAAGACCAAAATTTTTTCAGGCGTTTCGCTACGCCGCCCACCCTTTTCATAATCTTTCAGCCCGTAAAATAGACGTGCGTGCATAGTTTAACAGGAAAAACACCCCGCTTCCGGCGGGGAGATGTTGGTCCGAGGCCCGCTGCACGCTCCAAACCACCAGGCAAAGGAGGTCGGCCAGGTGAATATCGAAACCCGCAAGCTGGCCGACCTCCGGCCAGCCGCCTACAACCCCCGGAGGAAGCTGCAACCAGGCGAACCCGAATATGAGAAGATCGCCCGGAGCATAGAGGAATTCGGCTACTGCGACCCTATCATCATCAACAAAGACGGGACCATCATCGGAGGCCACCAGCGCCACCAGGTACTTCTGGACCTCGGGGCGGAGAGCGCCGACGTTGTGGTGGTAGACCTCGACCCCGACAAGGAAAAGGCCCTCAACGTAGCCCTGAACAAGATAACCGGCTCCTGGGACGAAGCCAAACTGACAGAGCTGATCGGGGACCTGGACATGGAGGGATATGACCTCTCAAAGACCGGCTACAGCGATAAGGAGCTGAAGGCCATGCTGGAGCAAACCCGGATCAGGCCGGAGGACTTTAGCCAGGACTTCACCCTCCCCAGCCGGGAACAGGTCCTGACCCATACCATGAACGTGACCCTCCACCGGGAGCAGATCGCCGTCATAAAGGCGGCTATCGACATAGCCCTGGCGGAGGGAGAGAGTGACACCGGCGGCAATACCGACAGGAACGGCAACGGCCTGAGCAAGGTGGTGGAAGAATGGCTGGAACTGAATACCGGCTCCTTCGAGAGCGGCGGCTTCTGACGGACATCCATCCGGCGGACTACAACCCCCGCAAGGCCCTCCAGCCCTCCGACCCGGAGTTCAGGAACATCGAGCGGAGCCTCCGGGAGTTTGGCTATGTAGACCCCATCATCATCAACCGGGATGGGACCATCATCGGAGGACACCAGAGGGCCACGGTCCTGAAGGCGCTCGGCTACAAAGAGGCGGACGTGATAGTCCTGGACCTGAGCAAGCCGGACGAAAAGGCCCTCAATATCGCTCTGAACAAGATCGGCGGTCAGTGGGACATGGAGAAGCTCCGGGAGGTCCTGGGGGAGCTGTCCCTCAGCAGCCTGGACGTGACCGCCACCGGCTACAGCGAGAATGAGATCGCCGTGGTCCTGGGCGACGCCCAGGAGGAACAGGGCCAGGAGGACCCGGCCATTGACCGGATGACCTTCACCTTCAGCCTCGAACAGTACGCCAACCTCCAGCAAGCCCTCGACCTGATAGCAGCCAAATACAAGCCCGACCAAATGGAAACCTTCGGGAATACCAACCGGGTCGGGAACCGGATTTACATGGTGGTGAAAGAATGGGCAGAGCAAAGGAAATTGAAATTAGGGTGATCCCCTCCAGTATCGCAAACCCCTTTATCCGGGCGCACCACTACAGCGGCAAGGTGGTGAATAACAGCAAGCTCCACTTCGGAGCCTTCCTCGACGGGCGGCTTCATGGCGTCCTGAGCTACGGCCCCAGCCTGGACAAGAAGAAAATCATGGGGCTGGTAGAGGGCACCACCTGGGACGGCTTCTTGGAGCTGAACCGGATGGCCTTCGACGATTACCTCCCCCGGAATAGCGAGAGCTACTGCATCGCCAAAACGATCCGGCTTATCCGGAAGAACGCCCCGCAGGTCAAGTGGATCATCAGCTTTGCGGACGGGTGCAGCTGCGGCGACGGCACCATCTACCGGGCGGCGAACTTCGTCCTCACGGACATTAAGCCGAACGACGCCCTCTGCCAGCTTCCGACCGGAGAGAAAATCCACAAGATGACCCTGCACAGCAACCCGACTTCCCCGAGGCCGGAGCTGGGAGGGCGGACCTTCTACGACGTGACCGGCGGCAAGTACGACTGGAATGCCTGCGTCAAGGCGGTCGGCGGCACCATCCTTCCCGGCTTCCAACTCCGGTATATCTACTTCATCGACCCCGCCTATCGGAGCCGCCTGAAGGTCCCGGAGATACCCTTTTCCCGGATAGACGAAATGGGAGCCGGAATGTATAAGAGCGAACACATCACCCAGGGCGAACGCCACGCCCAAAGCCACTATCAGCAGTAAAGGAGGCCCCCATGGCAGCGACCGGGCAATATTACGAATCGAAGGTCATAGCCCAACTATTCGGAGTAAGCGTCCGGCGGATACAGCAGCTGACGCAAGAGGGCATCATCGAAACCACACAGGTCCCCGGAGAGGGCCGACGCTATGAGCTGGTGCCCACCATCCAGGCATACACCAAATATCTGGCGGATAAAGCCTATGGCCGGGAGCAGAGCGACCGGGAGGCGGAGCTGAAGGAACAAAAGATGAAGGCGGACATTGCCCTGAAGGAGAGCCAAGGCGAACTGCACCGGCTGAAAACGGACATCGCCGCCGGGAAGTACATAGCGGTCGAGGAAGTACGGATGGACTACGAACGGTTCTTCGTCACCTTCAAGAACTTCGCTATGAGCCTCCCCACCCGGCTGGTGGACGAAATCAGCAGCTATGTCGAACCCCTGGAGGCCCGACGCATAGAGAAGGAGCTTCACCAGAGGGTCCGCAACCTGCTTGTCGCCTTCGTAGTAGCGGGAGTGACGGACGATGGCAAAAAGTAGACGCCCCCGCATCCGCAAATACCAGGTGGCCCGGTACCAGAGGGACGCCCTCGACGCCCTGAAGCCCCCGGAGGATCTTCTGGTTTCGGAGTGGGCGGAGCGATACCGGGTGCTGGACAGCAAGACCTCCGCCATGCCAGGACCCTGGAGGAACGACAAGACCCCATACCTCGCCGGGATCATGGATGAGCTTTGCAACTACGAAACAGAGGAAATCATCTTTGTAAAGCCGTCCCAGGTCGGAGGCACCGAATGCCTCCAGAATATGCTCGGCTGGGTGATCCACCAGGACCCATCCCCCGGCATGGTCGTGTATCCCACCGACACTCTCGGAGAGAGTATCGTTGTCAACCGGCTGCGGCCTATGCTTCAGGCCTCGGAGCCGCTCCGGCAGCGGTTCAGGGAGAACGATTCCACCAAGGCGGAGCTTCAGTTCGACGGAATGTATCTGAGCATCGTCGGCTCCAACAGCCCCTCGCAGCTGGCCAGCAAGGCGATCCGGTACCTGTTCCTCGACGAAGTGGACAAGTATCCCGGAGCCTCGAAGAAGGAGGCCGACCCCGTATCGCTGGCCAGGGAGCGGACCAAGACCTTCCACAACCGGAAGATTTTTATCACGTCCACCCCCACCCTCAAAACCGGCCACATCTGGAAGGCTATGGAGGGGGCGGACGTAGTAAAGCACTACTTTGTCCCCGGCCCCCATTGCGGAGAGTACATCGAACTGAAGTGGTCCCAGGTGAAGTTCCCGGACGAAGGCATGGACAGCACCGAACGCTCGGAGCTCGCCGCCTACATCTGCCAGGAGTGCGGAGGCATCATCACCGATCAGCACAAGCCTCAAATGCTCCGGCAGGGGGAATGGCGGGTGGTAGAGGAACGGGCCAAACCGGCCCGAAAGGTGGCCTACTGGATCAATACCCTGTATTCCCCCTTTGTTCGCCTCTCGGAAATGGTAAAGGCCTTCCTTTCCAGCAAGGACGATCCCGACCTTTTCCAGAACTTCACAAACTCCTGGTTTGCGGAGCCTTGGGAGGATACGAAGCTCAAAACCAACGCCGATCTGGTGCTGGAGCGCCAGACGGACCTCCCGGAGTTCACAGTCCCGGAGTGGGCGAAGGTCCTGACCGCTGGAGCGGACGTGCAGGAAACCAGCGTCTATTGGACCATCCGAGCCTGGGGCAACCACCTCACCTCGCAGAACATAGCCCACGGACAGGCCCACAGCTTCTCAGAGATAGAGCGGATCATGAACCTTCAGTATGTCCGGGAGGGCGACGGGGAGCAGCTGGTGGTCGCCCTGGCCCTCATAGACAGCGGCGACAACACCGATGCCGTCTATGACTTCTGCGCCCTCAACTCGGAGTGGGCGCTGCCCAGCAAGGGAGCCTCTCACCCGATGGACACCCACTTCAAGCTCTCGAAGGTCAACAAGACCGACAGCAGGGCCTATGGGATGAACCTGGTAATCATCGACACCGGCAAATACAAGGACATGATCGCCGGACGAATGCGCCGGAAGAACGGCTCCGCCAGCTGGATGGTCTACCAGGGCTGCGACCGGGAATATGCGGAACAGGTCACAGCAGAACACAAGGTCAATGAGCGCAGCGGCCAGCGGGTTATTCAGAAATGGGTCCCAAAGGCTTCTCACGGGGATAACCACTATCTCGACTGCGAGGTCTACGCCATGTGCGCCGCCGACATCCTGGGCGCTCGGTATTTCCATCTGGAAGATACTGACGTACAGCCCCGGACGGAGGCAAAACCGGACCCTGCCCCCACCCCGGAGGAAAGCTGGATCGGGCAGAACGAAGGCTGGCTGTAAGGAGGGACAGAGCCATGAACGAAGATTACAAACCCCAGCAGCGGCTGGCGGAGGTAAACAAGGCCATTCAGGCCGTCCTTCTCGGAGGCCAGAGCTACAAGCTCGGCTCCCGCAGCGTCACCAGGGCAGACCTGGCCCTTCTGAAGGCTATGCGGGACGAACTGGAGGCGGCAATCGCCAACGAAGGACCCTCCCCTTTGTTCGGGGATACCTACGTCGCATTTTTTGAAGGACGGTGACGGCATGAATTTGATTGACAGGATCGTCGGCTGGTTCAGCCCGGAGGCCGGAGCGCAGCGGGAAGCATGGCGGCAGGTCCTTCAGGAGTACCGGAACTATGACGCCGGGAGCCACGGCAGAGCCAACGCCAACTGGCGTGCATTCAACCAGAGCGCCGAATACACCGACCGTTACAGCCGGGACACCGTCCGGGCCAGGGCCAGGGACCTGGAGCGGAACAGCGACATGGCAAATTCCGTGATAGGCCCCTTTGTTCGGAACATCGTCGGCAAGGGCCTGGTCCTTCAGGCCGAAACCGGCAACGACACCCTGAACAAAGAGATTGAAAAGCTCTGGAAGGTCTGGTGCAAAAAGCGGAACTGCGACGTGACCGGCACCCAAAGCCTGAACCAGATGCTCCGCATGGCCGTCCGCAGGAAGAAGGTCGACGGCGGCATTCTCTTTGTGAAGCGGTACACCAGCGGCGGCGTTCTCCCCTTCAAACTTCAGATTTTCGAGGTGGACGAACTGGACGCCTCCCAGGTGGCCCCAAAGCACAAGGGGAACCGGGTAATCGGCGGCATCGAGTATGACCGCTTCAACGCCCCGGTCGGCTACTGGATCAGGCAATACACCCTGGACGGCATGACCACCACAGAGCCGGTCTATCTGAAGGCCAGTGACGTGATTTTCTACTTCAGCAAGCGCCGCCCCTCCCAGCTCCGGGAAATGTCCGACCTGAGCCAAACCGTGACCCGCATCAGGGACGCCAACGAATTTATGACGGCAGTATCCATGAAGCAGCGGATCGAGGCTTGCTTCGGCATCGGCATCAAGAGGGCGCTCCCCCAAAGCGGCGTCGGCCGCATGGGTACCGGCGGGCCGAAGCTGACCTATGAAGGGAAGATGCTCACCCCCGGCATGATAATGGAGATGAACCCCGGCGACGAAATCCAGCAGATCAACCCCCAGGGGCAAGCCTCCGACGCCTCCGGCTTCGTCAAGCTGCTTCAGCGGATGATCGGGGCCGGACAGGGCATCAGCTATGAGGCCACCTCCAGGGACATGAGCCAAAGCACCTATTCAAGCGCCCGCCAGGGGCTTATCGAGGACAGCATGACCTATGCGGAGGAAGATGAACTTCTGGCCGACGTGGTGGATGAAATCTATGAAACCTTCATCATTTCGGCGGTTCTGGCCGGGGCCATTTCCGTCCCCGACTTTTGGAACAGGAAGGATGACTATTTCCTCCACACGTTCAACAAACCGCCAAAGGACTGGATCGACCCGGCGAAGGAGGCCACGGCCACCAAAACCGCCCTTCAGACCGGGCAAAAGACCTTCAAGCAGATCGCAGCCGAAAACGGCTCCGACTGGAGGAAGCAGGTCGACGATATATGCGAAGTTTTGATCTACGCCAAAAAGAAACACGGCGTGGACCTGGGAGGTGTAATCCTTGGACAAAAGAAATCTGACGGCCTCTATGAGGGGGAGGACGATCCACCGCCCCCCGGACAGGGAGGCGACGGGAACCCGCCCCCCGCTCCTGACCCGGAGCCTGGAGCCGGGGAGCAGCCCCCCGCAGAGGGCAGCGAAGGCGGGGACGAATGACCGCCAGACCATCGTGGCTTCCACCATCCGCAGCATGGAGGGCGAAGGGAACGAGCGCAAGTTCACCCTGTCCTTTTCTTCGGAGGAACCCTATGAACGGTGGTATGGGCTGGAGATTTTGGACCACAGCCCCGGAGCCGTAGACCTTACCCGCCTGAACGAGATCGGGTGCCTTCTGTTCAACCACAACCGGGACAAGGTGATCGGGAAGGTCAACCGGGCATGGCTGGACGGCGGCAGGGCCTACGCAGAGGTCGAGTTTGACACCGACGAAGCGTCGGAGGTCATATTCCAAAAGGTCCGGACCGGGACCCTGAAGGGAGTGTCGGTCGGGTACCGCATTGATTCACTCGAGGAAGTAATGGCCGGTAAGACAAGCGCCGATGGCCGCTTCACCGGGCCGTGTGAGATTGCGAGGAAGTGGTGGCCCTTCGAAATCTCCATCGTCTCGGTGCCAGCAGACGGGACGGTCGGCGTGGGCCGTGAGGCGGAGCAACCCGGAGCGGTCCCGCTGAACGTCTACCAGTGCCAGCTTCAAAACAATCTGAACAGACTTAGGAGGTAAACAGCTATGAAGCACAAGCAGAGAGCGGCCAAGATCAAGCGCCAGCTGGAGATCATCAACGCCGCCAAGGCCGGAAAGCGTGACCTCACGCCGGAGGAACAGGCGGAGGTCGACACCCTCCAGCGGGAGATCGACGCCCTGACGCTGGACATCGACACCAACGGCGACGATGAAGGCGGCGACCCTCCCGGCGACGGCCACCGGAGCCTGGGCAGCGGACAGCCCCAGCCCCAGGTGGTACCCCCCGCCACCGGCGGCGACGCCACCCGACAGGCCGTGGAGGCGGAGCGGCAGCGGATCACCGACATTATGGCCATCTGCCGGGACTTCGACGTCAACCCCCAGGAGTACATCGACAAGGGCACCAGCATGGACAACGTCCGAGCCGCTATCCTGGATAAGCTCCGGACCGGCAGCGGCCCTATCCCCACCGGCGTCCATGTCACCGATACCGGGGAGGACGAATTCAGGCGTGAAGCCGCCGAGGGCCTTCTGCTCCGGGGCGGCGTGACCTTCGAGAACCCCTCCCAGGGGGCCGGACGCTTCTCCGCCATGACCCTTCGGGACCTGGCTATCGAGTGCCTGGAGCGCAGCGGCATCACCGACGCCCGCCGCATGAGCAACGATGACCTGCTCCGGGAGATTTGCACCCGGCAGTATTACAACCCCACCGCCGCCTTCCCCACTATCCTGGACAACGCCATCAACAAGGCGTATGTCGAGGGCCACAGACAGGTCCCCGTCACCTTCGATCAGTGGACGAAGAAGGGCAGCCTGAAGGACTTCAAGGTCCATGACAACAACTATCTGGCCGGACCCGTCGGGGAGTTCCTGGAGGTGCCGGAGGGCGGGGAGCTGAAGGGCGACATCCCCACCGACGCCAAGCGGCCCACCCGCAAGCTCAAGACCTACGGGAAGCAGTTTACCCTGAGCCGCCAGGCATTCATCAACGATGACATCGACCTGGTGACCCGTATCCCTGCCCGGCATGCCGCCGCCGCCAGAAAGACCATCAACACCCAGTGCTATCGCATTCTGATGAGCGACAAGCCCATCCACGACGGTCTCCCCCTGTTCAGCACCAACCACCAGAACGTGCTGGCCACCGGCACCAAGATCACCCAGGCGGCGATGCAGGCCATGATTATGGCCCTGTCCACGCAGAAGGACGAATTCGACCAGGCCATCATCGTCCGCCCCGCCGCCCTGATCGTCCCCGCCGGGTATGCCTTTGATATGTATACCCTGTTCTTCAGCCCCACCATCCACACCGAGGGCAACACCCAGGCGGTCAACCCCCTCTATCGGTACAAGGACAGCATCCAGGTTATCGAGGACCCCACCATCAACGCCCTGTGCGGCGGCTTCGGGAACGTCATGCCCTGGTGGCTGACCGGCGCTCGGGAGGATACCGACTTCATCGAGGTCGACTATCTGAACGGCCAAGAGGTCCCCACGATCCGCAGGATGGAAACCCCCGGCCAGCTGGGCTTTGTGTGGGACATCTACCTGGACTGGGGCATCAACGTCATGGACCACCGGGGAGCCATCAAGAACCCCGGCGTCAAGGTCAACAGCCCCCTGATTTAACCAGGGAGAAAGGAGAAAGACAATGGCACCGACTGCAACCTACCTTCAGCGTGGCGAGGCGCTGGACTACCGGAACACCACGGATGAAACCATCCCCCACGGCACCATCGTCACCATCGGCACCCGTATCGGCGTGACCGGCTGCGAGATCCCCCCCGGCAAGCTCGGCTCCCTCCACGTCTGCGGCGTTTTCAGGATCAAGAAAACCGACGCCGCCGCTATGGAGCAGGGCCAGACTGCCTACTTCGACGGCACCGGCATCACCGGCACCTCTGGCGACAACGCCATCGAGGTCGGCTATGCCGCTGAGGCGGCGGAGGCCGCAGCCGAAACGGTCCTGGTCAAGCTCAATGGCTGACCGCCTGGTGGCCCTGGTCCACATTCAGACAGACCTGGGCTTCACCAGGTACAGGCCGGGGGACACCCTCCCGGCTGACCACCCGCAAGCCGCCGCATGGGTGGAGAGCGGAGCCGCCGTCTGGCGTGGCGATGACCACGGACCCACCATGCGGGTGACAGCGGCCAGAGCGGCAGCGGACCCCGGCCTCCCCGGCCTCGCCGTAGGCGGGGAGGCTACCGGGGAGGACCTGGTGGGCCGGGTACCCATGACAGAGCAAAGGAGGCGTACCCCATGGAAACCCCCACCTTCAAGCAGCTTTTGATGCGGGACGTTCACCAGGTATTTCTCAACCCGGAGGAATACGGGGAGCGCCACCGGGTGAACGGGAAGGTTATGACCATCGTCCTCGACGATATGGAGAACGTCAACCGGGAGAAGAAGATGAAGTCCAGCATGGACGGCATCCACGCCCGACAGGTGTTCTTCTACGTTGCCGCTGACGAATTCGGAGGCCCCCTCCCGGCCCAGGATACCTATTTGACCCTCGACGGCGGGACATACAAGGTGGTCGACGCCACCGACGAATGCGGAATGTACGCCATTACAGTGGAGGCGAACCGGAGCCGATGATTACCGTCCAAGCCAACCCGAAAGACCTGGACCGCATTCTTCGGAAGCTCCAGGGCCTGGGCCAGGAGGCCCCAAAGGCTATCAGGAACGCCGTCAACGATACGGCGGTCAGCGCCCGGAAGCTGCTGGCCCAGCAAGCACAGCAGCAGTACACCGTGAAAAGCGGCGGCTTCAATAAGCACGCCAAAATCAAAAAGGCCACCCTGACCAAGCTCGCCGCCACCATCAGCGTCCACGGCAAACCCCTCACTCAGCCCCGATACCACACCACCGCCCCGAAAAGCGGCGTCAAGACCGAGGTTGTAAAGGGCGGAGGGCTGAAGGAGCTGGTGAACAGCGCCGGGAATAAGGCATTCAAGGCGAAGGTCGCCACCGGAAACAAGAATGTCAAGGGGACGGCGGACAAGAAGGACAAGACCACCGGAATGATCCTACAGCGTGTAGGAAAAGCCCGGTACCCGATGCGCTCCTTCCACGGCCCCTCCGTCGCAAAGATGATCGAAAAGGTCTACAGCGGAGGCCAGGTCACCGATGAGGGCCTGAAGGCGGAGATCGCCCGGTTGTACCAGGAGAACCTCCAGAAACAAATCGACAAGGCGGTGAGAGGATGAACGCAAGGGAGCTTCAGACGGCCATTAAGGAGGACCTGGAGGCCCTATTCAGCAGCACCGTCCTGAAGGCCCCGCCGGAGCCGACCGGCAACCGCCCTGGCTACCAGCTGGACGGCCCGGAACAGGACCCGCCGGAGGAAACACCCGGAACCGCCAAAATCAGCGTTTTCGAGCAGGAACTACCTATTCGGGACGCTAACACCACCGACGATCCCTATCCCTACATCATAGCGAAACTGGACACCGGCGGCATCGACGCACCGACGGACCCCCACAAGGTCAACGTCATTCTCCTAATCGGGGTATACGACAACGACCGGCGGAACCAGGGCCACAAGACGGTGCTGGAGATCATAGAGCGTATCCAGACGCACTATGAGAAAAGCCCCACCCTGAGCGGCGGAGCCTTCCAGTTCACGGACCCCTTCAAATGGGTGCTTCAGGACGAACCAAGTTGGCCCTATTTCTACGGAGCCTGTAACCTGGCCTTCAACCTCTACGCCCAAAGGACAGAAGGGAGCATATACACATGAGCAAGACCATCTATGTCGGCCCCACCATCACCGGCGTGGCCGTCCGCAACTCGGTCTATGGCGAACTGCCGGAGTCCCTGGAGAAGGCCATCCAGGCCAAGCCGTACCTCGGAGGCCTCTGCGTCCCTATCACGAAGCTGGCCGGAGCCATGGACCAAATCGACCGCCAGAAGGGCGGCATTTACACCCTATACAAAAAGGCGCTGGAGGACAGCGCCGCTATCCAGAAAGGAGTGAGCTAAATGGCATTTGAACACGGCGTTAGAATTCTGGAACAGCCCACCAGCCTGGTCGCTCCCGTCCTGGGGACCGCCGGACTTCAGGTGGTATTCGGGACCGCCCCTGTCAACCTGGCGGATGATCCCTATAACGTGACCAATAAGCCCATTATCGCCTACAGCTGGGCGGAGGCCGTCAGTCAGCTGGGCTACAGCGAGGAAAAGGACAGCCTCGGCCACTACCGCTACACCCTCTGCGCCTCCATGTATGCCAGCTTCCAGCTGGTCGGCGTGGCCCCGGTTGTTTTTGTCAACGTCCTGGACCCCACCAAGCACAAGAGGAAGAACGACCCCGCAGAGGTGGACGTGGTGGACCTGGAGGCCACCGTCCCCATCACCGGCATTCTTCGGGATACTGTCAAGGTTTCCTTCAGTAGCGAGGAAGGGACCAAGACCGACCTGAAGGAGGGCCAGGACTATCTGCTCACCTTCGACGATGACGGCAACCTCGCCGTTACCCTGGTGGCCTCCGGAGCCGGAGCGACGGCGGCGAAGCTGACTGTGGATTCCACCTCCATCGACCCCACCGCCCTGGACGGCGACGACGTGATCGGCGTAAGCGCCGCCGGAGGGGAAAAGGGGATGGAGGTCGTGCGGCAGGTCTACCCCAAGCTGGGCATGACCCCCGGCCTTCTGCTGGCCCCCGGCTGGAGCCATATCCCGGACGTTGGTATCGTCCTCGCCGCCAAATGCCAGGAGATCAACGGCTACTTCAACTGCGAGGGCTTCATCGACATCGACAGCACCGAAAGCGGCTGCACCCGGTACAGCGACGTAAAAACCGCAAAGGAGGCGGCGGGCTGCACCAACAAGCGGATCATGGCCCTATGGCCCTGCATTCAGGTCGGCTCCCGGAAATTTTGGTACTCCGCCATCATGGGAGCGGTGACCGCCTACGTCGACGCCACCAACGACGATGTGCCCAGCCTCTCCCCCTCTAACCAGCTGGTCGGCGTGACCGGCACCGTCCTGGCCGATGCGGTCTATACGCCCAATAAGGATGGGACCGGCGGCACCTGGGACAAGGAGGTCGTTCTGGATCAGCTTCAGGGGAACGCCGTCAACAGCGTCGGCGTCACCACGGCCATTAATGTCACCGGCTGGCGCACCTGGGGCAACCGGACCGCCGCATACCCCGCCAACACCGACCCAAAGGATATGTTCTTCTGCTGCCGCCGGTTTTTCAGCTGGTGGGGGAACAGCTTCATCCTGACCTATTTCCAGGAGGTGGACAACCCCGCCAACACCCGCTTGATCGAAACCATCGTGGACACGGAGAACAAGCGGGGCGCAGCCTACGTCGCAGACCAAAAGTGCGCCAGGGCGGAAATCGAGTTCATCGCCAGCGAGAACCCCGTGACCAACCTGATCGACGGCAAGCTCCGCTTCCACCAGTATCTGACCCCCTACCCCCCGGCGGAGGATATTCTGAACGTTCTGGAGTTCGACCCCTACGCCCTGGAAAGCGCCCTGAACGGAGGTTGATAAGAAATGTCTAATATTGCAGGAATTCCCGAGGTCATTCGTGACTTCAACCTGTACCTGACCGGCAACCGGCTGGGCGGCACCACCGGAGAGGTCGCCCTTCCCGACTTTGAGGCCATCACCGCCACTATCTCCGGCAACGGCATCCTGGGCGAGTACGAGGCCGCTGTTCCCGGCCACTTCCCCAGCATGGCCCCGGAAATCCCCTTCCGCTGCATCAATGAGGACTACTTCAAGATGATCGACCCGACGCAGCCCATTGACATCACCCTGAGAGGGTCTATCCAGCACACCGACCCCACCACCCACGGCACCGGCGAGGTCGGTATGCGGGTAGTCATGTCCGGACGGCCCAAAACCTTCGCCATTGGTACCGTGAAGCAGCGGGAGGGCATGGACAGCAAGATCGTCCCGGAGCTGACCCGGATCATCGTCGAGCTGGACGGGAAGGAGCGGGTGGCCCTGGACAAGTTCAACAGCGTCTACCGTGTAAACGGCGTCGACATTCTGGCGAAAACCCGCCAGCTTACTTAAAAGGAGGAAACGACCATGGAAAAGGAAAAGATCATCCCCGCCGCCCCCGAGGAAGCCGACATCACCCCGGACACCGTTGTGAAGTTCACCCGGAGCTATAGTTTCGAGGGCAAGAGCTACAGCGAGGTGGACCTGGCCGGAATGGATGACCTGACCGCCAAAGACATGATGGAGGCGGAGAAGTACCTGTTCAAGACCGGGACTGTTTCGGCCCTGCCGGATCAGGCCGTCGGCTATGTCTGCTTCATCGCCTCGAAGATCTCCGACCAGCCTATCGAGTTCTTCATGGGCCTCTCCCCCAGGGATATGAACCGGGTGAAGAACAAGGTGACAGGTTTTTTCTACGGCGTGGAATGAGAACGGGAGACGGCGCACTATTCCGGCGGCTGTGCGTCCGTCTTTCCACCGCCCTCCGCTCGGACTACCACGGCTTCACGAACACCCCGATCCTTGAACTTTTGGACGTAGCGCAGGAAGCGAAGGAGGTGACGGAAAGCCTTGGCCGGAAAAAGCGCAGAGTATAAACTGGCGATCCAAATCGCCGGTACCATAGCAAGCTCGTTCAATTCCTCCGTGGGCGCAGCGCAAAGCAAGCTGACCATCCTGGGCAAGGCGGCGGGTGCCGCTATGAAGGCGACAGCGGCGGCGGCGGGAGCCGCTACCGCCGCTGTCGCAGGATTTGCCGCCACCTCCGTCAAGACCGGGATGGAGTTCGACAAATCTATGTCCCAGGTCGCCGCCACCATGGGCAAGACCGTGGACGAAGTACAGGAGCTCCGGGACTTCGCCCAGGAGATGGGGGCAACGACGGCCTTCTCCGCCGTAGATGCGGCGAACGGGCTGAATATCCTGGCTATGTCCGGACTGTCAGCAAAAGAGCAGATCGCCGCACTACCGGATGTTATGAACCTGGCAGCAGCCGGGACGCTTGCCCTTGATTCGTCAGCAGCCTATGTCACCGGAACCGTTAAGGGCTTCAGGGATGAAATGGGAAACGCCCAAAAATATGCGGACCTAATGGCGAAAGGTGCAACCCTGGCCAATACCTCAGTATCGGGATTAGGCGAAGCGATGAGCCGGAGCGCCGCCAATGCCAAAACCTACAACCAGGGAGCGGACAGTCTGACGCTCTCCCTGCTGCGGCTGGCCGAACAGAATGTCGAAGGGGAAGCGGCCTCGACGGCCCTAAACCGGGCAATGTCTGACCTGTACGCCCCCACGGCGTCTGCTCAAAAGGCATTAAAAGAGCTCGGGATTTCCGCTTACGATGAAGCGACAGGAGCCGCAAGGGATTTCAACGAGGTGGTGGATGACCTAAACCAGCGGCTGTCCAGCATGACAGACGAACAGCGAAATGCAAGCCTTTCAACCATCTTTACCACCCAGGGCTTGAACGCCTTTAATAAGATGGTTGCGACATCGCCGGAAAAGCTGGAGCAATTCAAAGAGGGACTGGAAAACTCCCTCGGCTCTGCCGCTCAACAAGCGGCGACGCAGCTGGACAATCTATCCGGAGATGTTACCCTGTTCAAGAGCGCCCTGGAGGGGGCACAGATCGCTCTATCCGACCAACTGACCCCCAGCCTTCGAGAGTTCGTGCAATTCGGCTCCGGGGCCTTGGGAGAGCTGACCACAGCCTTCCAGGAGGGCGGCTTGGACGGAGCCATGGACGCCATGGGCGGGATACTGAGCGACGGCCTGAACATGATAATCGGACAGGCCCCAGGCTTCACACAGGCCGGAATGCGGCTGCTGGGAGCCCTGGGCCAGGGCCTACTCGACAACCTGCCCACTATTACCTCGGCGGCTCTGACCATAGCCCTAATGCTGGTCAACGGCCTGGTCGACGCATTCCCGGAGCTGACGAAGGGCGGGACACAGCTGCTTCTTCAGCTGGCCCTTGGGATAGCCGACGCCACGCCCGAACTGATACCGGCTATTACCTCCGCAGTTTTCGAGATCGTAAACACCCTAACAGGACCGGATACCCTGACCGCCCTCTTAGGAGCCGCCCTCGCCATACTGCTGGCCCTGGGTGACGGATTGATCGCCGCCACCCCGGAGCTGATAGAGGCTATCCCCGTCATTGTGGAAAACCTGGTGGCGGCATTGGCGGAAGCAGCGCCCATGTTGGCGGAGGCGGGTGTCCACCTGCTCGGCTCCCTGGCCGCTAACCTACCCGCCATCGTCGCAGCCGTGATAAAGGCCGTCCCGGCCATTATAGCGGCCCTGCTCGGCGCTTTCTTCGGCAGCGATTTTGTGGACGGACTGGCCGGCTTTTTCAGCGGAGCCTGGGAGAGCGCCACCGAAACGGTCCCCGCCCTGGGCGCTATGGCCAGCGGGATACAGACCATCCTCGAAAATATCATCGGATTTATCCAGAACATTTTCACGGGGAATTGGTCGGCGGCTTGGCAGAACGTCCTCGGTATCGTGCAGGGGGTATTTACCGTGATCGCCTCCGTGGCGAACCTGCCTATGCAGCTGCTGCTGGCCGGAGTACAGAACGGATTGAACGCCGTCGGCGCTTTCCTACAGGAGAAGGTCCCGTTCCTCGGCGCTATCTTTACGGGCTGGGCTTCGAGTATTTCAGCAGCAATCGACAATGTAAAGGCCGTTTTTTCGTCCATAATCGACTTTATAGGCAATGTTTTCGCTGGGAATTGGTCGGCAGCTTGGCAGAATATCCAGGACATCTTCGGGAATTTGTTCGGGGCAATCGTGAACCTGGCGAAAGCGCCTATCAACGGCGTCATTTCCGCAATCAACTTTGTCCTGGAGAAGATCAACGGCATTTCCGTGACCATCCCCGATTGGGTACCCGGCGTGGGCGGAAAGACCCTCGGCTTCAACCTTCCCACCATACCGCAGATGGCGGAGGGCGGCATCGTGACCGGCCCCACCATCCTGGAGGCCGGAGAGGCCGGGGACGAAGCTATCATCCCCCTGCCGGAGCTGTGGAGCAATATGCAAGCTCTTATGGCCGACGCCCTCGGAGGATACAGCAACCAGCTCGCCGCCATAACGGAACAGCTGGAGGAAGCCAACAGCGCCGGGAACAGGGCTATGCCCATCTCGGACCTGCTGAACGACCTTGTGGGGGACGATGATCCCCCGGAGAACAACGGCGGCGACGGGGACGGCGACAGGGGCAATCCCGGCCCGGACGGTACCCCGCCCCCGCCCCTGGTGATCTACTACCAGCCCCACCTTCACTTTGAGGGCGGGACGCCCAGCCGGGAGGACATCGTGGAGGCCGGGAAGATCACACAGGAGGAATTCAACCGCATGGCCGCAAAGTGGCAAAAGGACGCCGCCAGACTGAACCTGAAGGAGTAAGCCTATGAAAACGATAACCACCGTCCAGGGGGACACCTGGGACACTATCGCCTTCCGGGTATATGGCAGCGTTCTCAGGACGCAAGACCTCATGGAAGCCCGAGAGAATATCCGGCTTCTGGATCACCAGGTATTCCCCGCCGGTATCGTAGTGGCCACCCCGGAGGTGGAGGCACCGGCGGCGACCGATGACCTGCCCGAATGGAGGAAGTGACCATGGACCCACGCAAGGCGACTATTTCCCTTCAGTACAACGGGGCGAATGCCTCCGGGCAGATCGGCACCTACCTGTCGGCCTTCCAGTACAAGGACGTGGCCTCCGGCACCAGCGACAGCATCGGCCTGGACCTGAACGACCGGGACCGCAAGTGGATTGGAGCCTGGTTCCCCCAAAAGGGGGACCTGCTCCAGCCCACGATCCAGACCCGGAACTGGACCGGGGACGGGCAGCAGCTAAACTTCCCCTGCGGCACCTTCCGGGTGGATGACTTCGGCTTCAATGGAGGCCCTATCCGCCTCCACCTGGACGCCGTGGCCGTCCCCGCCGAAAACAGCGGCTTCAAGGCCACGGACCGGACGGAAACCTATGAAAAGACCACCCTGAAGGAGATAGGCCAGACCATCACCGGGCGCTCCGGTATCGCCCTGTTTTTCGAGGCCCCGGATATATCCATCGAAAAGGTGGAGCAGAGCAAGCAGAACGACTGCGCCTTCTACACCGACCTTGTGGAAAAGTACGGACTGGCCATCAAAATCTATAACGACAAGGTGGTCGTTTTCTCTGAGGCGGTCTATGAGGCCAAAGCCCCCAAAGCCGTCCTGACAGAGGCGGACTTCGACCCCGGCTGGAGCTGGGACACCTCCGTCACCGGCACCTATACCGGCGTCAAGTACCAATACACCAACAGCGACAAGAACAAGACCTTCACCGTGACCGCCGGAGGCGGCGACCGGATACTCACCGTCAACGAACCGGCGGACAACCTGACAGAGGCCACAGCAATCGCCCTGGCGGCGGTCAACAACGCCAACAAAGGCACCACCACTATGAGCATCACCATAATGGCCAGACCGGGGCTTATCGCTTCGGACTGTATAGAGATACGGGGCCTGAAGCGGCTGGACGGGAAATATTACATCGTCCAGATCACCCACAGCCTGGGCAGCAAGTACACCATGGCGCTGGACCTTCGCCGGGTGGAGGAACGGATCACAGGAGCCACGTCTATCTCCAGCACCGTGGCAGAGGGAGGATGAGCATGGCCAGCAAAGACACCTTCCGCATAGGAAAAATATCCAGCATCGACTACCCAAAGGGGACCGCCAGAATTACCTATGAGGACAAGAGCGACAGCACAACGGCAATGTTCTCCTTCCTCGCTTGGCAATACTGGATGCCGAAAGAAGGCGACCAGGTGCTGGTGGGCCACCTCTCCAACGGGTCCTGCTCCGCCGTGATCCTGGGACCGGTCTGGCACGACGGCCACAGGCCCCCGGAGGGCTTCGAGGGCCTATACCGCAAAGACTACAACCGCAAATATGGGCTGGCCTTCGAGCGGTACGACGCCAAAGGGCAAGTCTACAGCGAGGAAGTCACTGGCACCATGACCATCAAGCCCACCGACACCTGGACCCTACAGGTGGGCGGCTGCACCATCACCGTGGAGAAGGGCGGCGGCATATCCATCACCGCCCCCGCCGGGATCACCATCACCACCCCCACCATCACCGTGACCGGGGACGTGATCGCAAGAGGCGTCAGCCTGGATGACCACACCCACACCGGCGTCCACGGGGAAACCAGCGACGCACACTGAAGGAGGCGACAGCCGTGGCAATCGGAAACTGGGGGACCGACGTAGTGTTCAGCGTGAGCGACCGCCGGGTCCTGACCTTCAACGACATGAACCACAGCGTCGGCTCCAGCTGGGCCACCCACAGCCGCATCGGCCTGAAGGATCAGGTGGAGTATTTGAGGCCGACCCTTCAGAAGCTGACCTTCACCATGGAGCTTAACGCCTCGTTTGGAGTAAGGCCCAGGGCCGTCCTGGATATGCTGGAGCGCCACACCGAACAGGGCCACGTCTTTCCCTTTGTGGTCGGAGGCAGACGGGTGGGCCGGTACCGCTGGCGGATCACCGACCTCAGCGAGGCCTGGGAAACCATCTACAACCGGGGGGAGCTATACCGGGCAAAGGTCAACGTGACTATGGAGGAATACGTCTGAGGGGAGGGGCAGCAGCATGGACCTGTCTGGCATTGAAATCTCGTTCGAGTACGGCGACAGCACCGAGGCGGAGCGAAAAGAGATCATCCGCAACGTGCAGACCATCCTGGCCACGCCGCTGGGCACCTGCCCCCTGTATCGGGACTTCGGCCTTGATGTAAGCTACCTGGACCACCCGCTGGACCTGGCTCAAAACCTATTCGCCGTGGCGGCGATGGAGGCCGTGGAACGCTGGGAGCCTCGGGTCCGGGTGACCGGCGTATCCTTCGAGGCCGACGGTACAGAGGGCAAACTGAAAGCAAAGGTGGTGATCGCAGATGGATAATATTCTGAAATCGGTCTTTGACCTCCCGGACATTTCCTTCATAGAGAACGACACACTGGACGCCATGATGCACCGGCTCGTTTCCAACTACGAAAAGAAATACAAAGAGGTCACCGGGCAGACCGTCAGCCTTGGAGCGGCGGACCCCGCCCGGATTCAGCTCTACGCAATCGCCCTCGACCTCTACCAGATAGAGCAATATGTCGACCGGGCCGGGAAGCAGGACCTTCTCAAATACAGCTACGACGGCTTCCTGGACAACCTGGCCGGGAACCGTGGCGTCACCCGGCAACAGGCATCAGCGGCCCGGACCACGATCCGCTTCACCCTCTCGACCGTCCGTGACTACGCCATCGGCATCCCGGCGGGTACCCGCCTGACCAACGGCGACGGCGTATATTTCCAGACCACGGAATACACAGAGGCCCCCGCGGGGAGCGGCTATGTGGACGTAGAGGCGGAATGCACCGCCCAGGGCATAGAGGGCAACAACTTTCTGCCCGGACAAATCAACATTCTTGTGGACCCGCTCCCCTATGTGGAAAGCATCACGAACACCACCACCACAGCCGGAGGAACGGACCTGGAGGATGACCGGAGCCTCGCAGAGCGGACCTTCCTGGCCCCATCCGGCTACAGCACAGCGGGACCACAGGACGCCTACACCTTCTGGGTGCGGACCTATAACACCGACATCGGCTCGGTGCGGCCCACGACGCCGGAGCCGGGGAAAGTGACCGTCTACATACTCATGCAGGACGGCACCCTTCCGGGGAAGGAGGTAATCGACGGCCTCCAGGACTTTCTGGCGCAAGAGGAAATCCGCCCCATGACCGACCTTGTGACCGTTTCCGCCCCGGAGGTAAAGACCTTCGATATTGCCCTGACCTACTATATCGCCCGGTCCAACCAGGCGTCGGCCACAGCCATCCAAGAGCAAGTGACCACCGCCGTCCAGGACTTCATCACCTGGCAGACCACGGAAATCGGCAGGGACCTCAACCCCTCGGAGCTGATCCGCCGGGTGCGGGAGGCCGGAGCGAAGCGGGTGGAGCTGGAGGCCCCGGAGTTTGCCAGGATCACCGAAACCCAGGTGGCCCAGCTCGGCACCAAAGCCGTGACCTACGGGGGGCTGGAGGATGACTGATCTTCACAACGGCCAGATCACCGACCTGCTGGCCAACAGTATGCGATACAACCCGGAAACCATCTCCATCGGCTACGCCATCCTTCAGGAGAAGCAGCGCCTTCTGGCCCTGCTGGCCAGGACCCGCTTAATGGCCCTGATCGACAGCGCAGACGAAAAGACCCTGGACTACCTGGCCGTGGAGCTTCGGACCCCCGCATACAAAGACACCTTCCCGGTCGACGTGAAGCGCCGCCTGATTGCCGGGACCCTGCCCTTCTACGCAAGGCTTGGGACCCCGGCGGCGGTCAACTGGATCATCCGCTCCATCTTCGGGGAAGGGCACATGGAGGACTGGTTCAGCTACGACGGCGACCCGCACCATTTCAGGGCCTTTGTCGGCAGCGACGGGGACACCATCACCCCGGAGAGCCTGGACGAATTCAGACGGGCCGTGGCAAGCGTGAAGCGCCTGTCCAGCTGGCTCGACAGCATCATCAGCAGCACCACCATGGAGGCGGCGACCGTCTACATGACGCCGGTTTTTAACGAAACCTACAGCAAGACCGCCCTGCCCAACCTGGAGCCGGACTTTCCCGGCGCTGCCTTCTACCTGGTCCCCTTCATGGGCCGGGGCAGGGCAAACACCAGGCTCCCCCCGCTCCAGGACCCGGAAATGCCGGAGCTTCAGAGCGCCCTCCGCATGACCGGACACACCGGCTCCCATATGCGGACCGCCCTGCCGGTCCTGGAGGACTATGACAGCCACATCGAAATGACCGCCACGGCCCAGGCCACCGGCTACACCAGCAGCAGAACCAGGACCACACTGCCACACCTGAAGGAGGAAACACAATGAGCCTTTACGGCAGCACCATCCCCCGCAAGGGCCGGGAGCTTTTCGCCAAAATCCTGGCCCTCGGCACCCCCCTGACCATCACCAGAGTAATGATGGGACAGGGTACCTGCCCGGACAACATCTTTCCCGGCGACCTGGAGGACCTGATCCAGCCCGTGGCGGCTGGCACCTCCAACGCCCCGATCTACAAGACCGACACCATCAAGATGACGCTCCAGTACCGCAGCGACCTCAACGGGGGCCTGGACCACGGCTTCTGGATCAGGGAATTCGGCGTCTTCGCAAAGGACCCGGAGGACGGCTCCGACGTGATGATCTTCTACGGGACGTTGGCGGAGTACGGCCAGTGGGTCAGCGCCTACACCACCGGCGGCATCGACATCCGGGAGTATGACATCGCCATCACCGTGGGCGAGGGGGCGACGGTCCTTCTGGACTACAGCCCGGAGGCCTTCGTCACCAGCGAGGACGTGGTGGAGCTTTGCACCACCGTTCTGCTGCCTCAGTTCCTGGTGGAAGCCCAGGCGCTGATCGCCGCCCATAACGGCGACCCGGACGCCCACCCGTTCATTCGGAACATGGTATCCGGCATGGACGCCCGCCTCTCCCTCCTGGAGCTGATGTATAACACCGACGTATCCGGGAACCCCTTCACCGTCACCTTCGACAGCCTGAAGGGAGTGACCGTTTCCGGCGTCCACAACACCACCCAAAAGAGGATCGAGTTTTGACCGGGGAAGTCTCCCGCCTGGTCGACCGCCTCTTTGTAGGGAGCATCACCATCACGGGCACCACCCGGAGCGGGAAGCCGGGGACGATGACCATCGACAGCGGCGGAGCCTTCGCCTTCCAGGGCGACCCGGAGGACCTGACCGCCGCCACGCTGGAAGCAGCGGGGAGGGACGCCAATGCCTGAATACGTCCTGGGAAACAAGGCAAAGGAACTATACCGCTACACCAAAGAGGTGACACAGCCGGTCCCGGACGATACCGTCAAGGCGGCGGACGTTTCCAAGGTCATGCGGATGATCGCCCAGGCGAACACCCTGGAGGAAATGAGGGCCACCCTCTACGCCACGGCGGACCGCCTGGACAACCGGAAGAAGCAGCAGCGGCCCCGCTTCCCGAAAAGTGAGAGCTTCGGGATGATAAAGGACCTCCGGGACGCCGCCAGGATCGCCATGCGGAGCATTCACGCCGCCAACGATACCAACTTCAAGGAACACCCCATGGAGCGCCTCACAGAGATAAAGCGGACCATCGACGAATGCAACCTGCTTCTTCAACTGGTGGAGCTGGCCCACGACCTGGGCTATATCGACAAGAAGCGCATGGGGACCTGGACCGGCAAAATCACCGACGTTAAACGCATGAGCCTCTCCTGGCTGAAAAAGGACGGGGCCAGAGCCGCAGCCATCAAGGAAGGGCAGGACCGCCAGCAGCTCAAACAGCTTGTGGTCCTGGTCCGGGAAATCATGGAGAAGGAGGCAGCGGCCAAAAATCAACAGGATACACCGCCGCAATAGCGGCGTGGTATTGGGGTACAGCCTATTACCGCCACGAACTGGTGGCTCCGCTCTCCGAACCTGAACAACTCCACGAACTCGTGGAACTGCAACTCCAATGGCAACGCCAACAACAACAACTGCACCAACACCTATGGCATCCGCCCCGCTCTGACAGAAACGACCCGACCGAGTAGGCCAGACCGGCCCAAAGCAGTGTCCTGTCAAAGGAGGCCGTATCCCGTCCAACGCCCCGCCAGGGCAGCGGATAAACACATGGCGCTGACGCTGACCGCCGACTGGAGCCGCCAGCTATCAGCAGCGCCGAGGCCCGGCGCTTCCGGGCACCGGGCCTCAATTTTTCAAGGCCGCATACAAGATGACCTTTGAAGAACTCTGCACCTTCGAGGTGCTATATGACGCCTACCTGACCGCCAGACAGGGAAAGCGAGGCAAGGCCGGGACCGCCCAATATGAGGCCCAGGCCCTGGCCTGTACGGAGCGCCTTGTCCGTCTGCTTCTCTCCGGAGCCTACCATCCGAGCAAGTTTGAAACCTTCGAGGTATTCGAGCCAAAGCGGCGGCTGGTACAGGCCCCCGCCTTCGTCGACAAAGTGGTCCAACACGCCCTGGTCGACAACATACTCTATGACGCCATCACCCGGAGCTTCATCGAGTGCAACTATGCTTCCCAAATCTGGAAGGGTATGCACTTCGGACTGACCCACCTGGAAAACCAGATGCGGGACTACTACCTGAAGCGCAAGGGCCACGACGAAGCCGCCCGGAGGGCGGCGGGGCTTCCCTACCGGCCAAAGGAGGAATGGGACTATGCGGAGGGCTGGGTCCTGAAGGCCGACGTCCGGCACTTCTTCGCCAGCATAGACCACGACCTTCTGAAGAAGAAGCTGGCCCGAAAGATAGAGGACCCGAGGGTCTACGACCTAATGTGCGTCTACATAGACAGCACCAGCGGCCTCCCGCTCGGATACCAGACAAGCCAGCTGCTGGCCCTGCTGTTCCTGGATGAATTCGACCATTGGGTAAAGGAGAAGCTCCACGCCAAATATTACGGCAGGTACATGGATGACTTCTACATCATCAGCGACAGCAAGGAATACCTCCAGGGCTGCTGGCGGCAGATCAACGGCCAGATGGACGCCTTGAAGCTGGAGCTGAACGAAAAGACCGCTATCTTCCCACTTCGGAACGGCATCAACTTCCTGGGCTTCCACACCTACCTGGACGATGGTGGGGCCGTGATAATGAAGCTCCGCCAGGACAGCCTGGACCGCATGAAGGCCCGGACACGGGGCTGGAAGCAGGACAAGGAGGCCGGGACCCTGGACGTGGACCGGACCGTCAACCGCTGGAAGGCCTGGGACGCCCACGCCGCCCACGGGGACACATTCGAGCTTCGGAAACAGATCGCCGCTATCGTTTCGGAGATCACCGGCGTCACCTGCGAGGCCCGAAAGCCTATCCGGGCCGGGAAGTACGACAAGGCCAAAGAGGCCGTCCGCAAGGTAAACCGGCAGCGCCGGAGGCCCCCGGCACCCGCACAGCAGAAGGTCCCCACGGGCTTCCCGTGGTGAGCTTAACAAAGACCAAAAGGAGGAAACACGCCTATGGCATCCGTGAAACTCAGCACCAAAGCCGTCGGCAGCAAGGTCAAGATCAAGATCAACGGCACCCTGCGGAACTTCATCGTTGTCCACCAGGGCAAGCCGTCCACCCTCTACGACAGCACCTGCGACGGTACCTGGCTCTTGATGGAGGACATCTATGAAACCAGGGCATGGCACAGCAGCAACGTCAACGACTACGCCAACAGCGACATCCACAAGTATCTCAACGGCACCTGGCTCAACCTGATCGACGCCAATATCCGCAGCCAGATCAAGCAGGTAAAAATCCCCTACCGGCCCGGCAGCGGCACCAGCATGACCGTCAACAGCGGAAGCAACGGCCTTTCCTGCAAGGTTTTCCTCCTGTCTAATATAGAGATGGGCGGACAAACCGACTGGACCTATATGCCCCACGACGGCGCAAAACTGGCCTACTTTGAGTATGGAACTGGCACCACCTCCGCCAACAATAAGCGCATTGCCTACCTGAACGGAACCGCCGCGTTCTGGTGGTCCCGCTCTCCGAGCACTAACAGCT